CGTATGCTCTTGGATGTTCAGATGCTTTTGCAACATTCAACAAATCATCCATTGCTTGATTGCCTTTTTCAATAAGATTTCGAATATTGCATCTTGCAAAAGAAGCATCGTCATCTACGACAGTTGCAGGTAAAGTTTCTACTGGTGTTGGTTCTTTAGATTCAACAACTTCAAATTGAATGGGTTCTACATCTAAAACTTCAGACAATTTTTCATTTAACTTCTTCATGTTATATTAGGCCATTCAGTTATAGTTTCAGAGAATCCAAACTCATCGTCAGGTTCGGCATTAATTGGATCCGCAGTTGTTACAATTTGAACTACTTTAATTGGTGTTTTATCAACCGCAGTAATTGTATATTTTGCACCACTATAATCGCCACGAACAACATTGTTGGCTTCAAGTGTTTCAGTTAAACTTCCAACAATCAATGTACCTGTATTTGAGTTGCTAAAATATAATACTTTACCAATAATCTCGCCTCTGTTTTGAACTCGTATTGTTTCACCTGTTGTAAAGTAATTATTTCCATTTGCATAATCAACAGTAACTTGTTGTGTAATTGTATCGTTAGGTTCGATATGCATGTTTGTAATTACACGACCATATGAAACACCACCTGGTGCGGCAGTATTTGCATATGATTCTCCAATCAGTCCTTGTCCACTCTTTACTGGTGGCCATAAAAATGATTTTACTGTAAACTCTAAATCCCAAATAATTAATCGAGTGCTCATCATGTCACCTTCATAATCTGTTGTCGTGTTTACAGAATTTAAAATAATGGGCATGTCATATTTTTTACCCATCTCACTTATAAAGTTTACTGAAACAGTAAAGTCTGGTGTAAAAAATGGCAAAATTTGTTCTATGATTTGAGTGCCATCTTCTGTGTTACGAACATAGATTGACAATGAAAAATTAAAATCATATGGAACAGGTAAATATTGTGTTTTTAAACCTGTGGTAGAATTATTAAAATTTTGTAATGTTGATATTTGTTTTCTTCCAGAATCATAACTAATACCTGTCAGTTCAAAAGAAATACGAGGCACCAAAGTATTGATAGACTTTATCAAAGTTGGGTCTGAAGTAATGCGAGTTAAATATTTTTCTTTGGCACCATATGAAAGAGGAACTTTAAATTTTTCATACGCAGTTGACCCTGACTTATTATATCTCTGAAGATAAATGTCATTGAAAATTGTTCCAAATCCAACCACAATTTTACGAATTGTGCGATTATAAAAGTGTGAATTACCTAACATTATGCTTCACCAAATGGGTTGACTTCTGTAAAGTCAATGATTGAATCGGATTCAGTTTCAATTCTCTTGTTGTCAATAATATCTTCAAATGCATTGTTATCAAATGCATCATCATTGATTGTACCAGATGTTGTGTAATATGCACCTGATGTTGCACCTATTGTGTTTGATGCATTAGCAAAAGTACCAATTACCCGATAAACATCCAATTTTCTAGTTGGACTTGTTGACCATGCATGAACGATTGCTTGAGCGGTTGCATTGGCCAATGTTCTGTCTGGTGATTGAAATACAATTTCATCTAAGGTATAAGTTCCTGAACCAACAGAGGCAGACATTGTAAGTTGACTTCTGGTATAGTTATCACGAATTTGTTCATCGATTTCATCAATACCAGTAGAAATAATTTCGTTTGAAAATACAAATTGTTTAAGTTTTAATGCATAAACATAAACATTACCGCCACGACCACGACCTAATGTATAATACATTGCTTGGTCATTTTCATGTTCAACAAATGTAATTTCAAAAAAGTTTTGCACCAAAGGAATATAAACTAAATCACCTTCTCTAGGGTGCGATAAATTTGCAGCACCTACTGAATAATTAAATCTACGGCGAGATACCAGTAACGATACTTCATCTCGAATTTCTAAACCAAATTTAGAAATGAAGTCTTGTTCACCATCCATACCTGAAACATTTTCAAGATACATCTCAATTTGATATGCAGTTTTATATTCTTTAAGTGTATCTTCACCATACAGATAATCTATTTCATTACCTGCTCTTACTGTTCTGGGAAGATAATAAACATCCATGCCATAGATTTGCATGGCTTCAATGACCAAATCCTCAACGAGCAATTGCTCTGAGGTAATCTGCTCAAGAGGAAAGTTATTGAAGTAAAAATTGGTAGGCATTCATTATTATCCAGTAAAGATTTCGCTTGGGAGACTATTGAAGTTAAACATTTCTTCTTCAATCTCTTTTATTTCTTCTGCGGCTTCATCGTATATTTCTTTACCATTTAATGTAACGCCACCAGGCATTTGAATACCACCAAACTTTTTAAGGTTGTTACCCCATTGTTTTTTAATCAATGCGGTGGTATATTTTTTCATAAATCGGTCATTCCAAATATCAGAGATGCCTGATATGGTGACTGAAACATTGTTCACATTTGCAGTCATTGGACCAACTAATGTAATTTGTGTTGCTGAGTTAATGTTACGAATTTGTTTTGATTGTCCATCAATTACGATGAAGTCATTTTCTAAAACTTCTTGGTCAAAAATTGTGCCGTACCCAAGTAAAGTATTTGAAGATGTGTTGCCTGTAACCGCACCTGTTAGTGTAATTGAATCTGGTCTTAGTTTACGATAACATTCAACAACAACATATTCACCTTCTTGCAAATCTCTGTCCCAATCAATGTCAAGGAACAATTTATTCATATGACGATTGAAGCGAAATTGCGGTGTGCCAGAAAACAATAGTTGCAATGAACGAATGTGTTGCATGGTGATTTCATACGACACATAAGATACCGATGTAAAGTCATAAAGGTCATGCAAACGCAATTGATAACGCAAGTCAAACATATTGATTGATGAATTAGAATCATCAAATGGCAAAACACCAGTCACAAATGTAACCGCATCAGGTGCGTAAATCCAACGGCGAGAAATATCTTCTGCCGTAATTTTGTGTTTCATATACATTTTTTCAACACCATCCCAATGATAGTCATTGAAAAATGCTAACGCATCATCTATTCTGTCCTCAATTTGGTCATCATCTACATTAATCTGAATGACAGGAAATCCTAGACGGCGCAAACAATAGTCTTTAAATTGTGCTCTGGTTGAAATTGTTGCCATTTTTTATCCTAGTGCAATTGCAAATGCTAATGCAAGTGGGTCTGTTTCAACCGCCGTAATTGCCGTTTGACTAACTGATGTAATTCTACCAAATTGGTCAATTGTGATTGTTACGGCAGTAGATGTATTACCATAAGTTCCTGCGGTGACACCAGATGGTTTTAGTCCTATGTCTAATGTATCAGAAGTTGCATTTGCAAGAATTTGAATACCATTTGCAACTGCCGCAGTAATTGTTAAGGTGTCATTATTTGCATCTGCAACTAAACTTGTTCCATTTGCGGAAACTGTTGTAAATGCTAATTGTGCAGTTTGGTTGGCCTTATCAAAAGCCGCTTGTGCAAGAACATTAGCTGCGTTTGCTCGAACAAATGCGGCATCTGTTTTAATGTTAACAGTATTAGCAAAAGAAAAAGCAGAATCTACTTTAATATTAACTGTATTGGCAAAAGCATATGATGCTTCAGCCGTAATATTAGCTGCATTGGCTTTAACGAAAGCCGCATCTGTTTTGATATTTACAGTATTACTAAATGCAAATGCCGAATCAACTTTAATGTTTGCAATATTGGCAAATGCAAATGCCGAATCAACTTTAATGTTAACAGTATTAGCAAAAGCATATCCAGAATCAATTTTGATATTGGCAGTATTAGCCTGATTAAACGCAGCTTGTGCTAAAATATTGGCTGCGTTAGCTCTTGCAAATGCAGCTTCAGCAGTAATGTTAGTGGTGTTTGCAAACGCAAAAGCACCATCTGTTTTGATATTAACTGTATTGGCAAAAGAAAAAGCGGCATCAACTTTGATATTTACAGTATTACTAAATGCATATGCGGAATCTACTTTAATATTGGCGGTATTAGCTTGATTAAATGCGGCTTGTGCTAAAACATTAGAGGCATTAGCTTTTGCAAATGCAGCTTCAGCAGTAATGTTAGCGGTATTGGCTAAATTAAATGCAGAAGATAATGTCGATGTGTCTGCAATTGTATAATATGTTGTACCATCATTTGTGAATTGCCAAACATCTGAATTTTCATTCCACAATAGGTAAACATTTGCGGAAGAACCACGGTCAATTTCTAAACCCGCATTGGCACTTGGCGCAGATGCTTGGTCAATTGCCGCATTAAGCGTAATAATATTATCTTTAATTAATACGGTTTGAGTGTTGGCGTAAATTTGTTGGCCAACAATAGTTAAATTACCTGTAATAGTTACATCACCTGTAATTGAACCTCCAGTATTTGCAAGCGCACTATTTGCTTTATTAAACGCAGATTGTGCTAAAACATTTGCAGAATTTGCCTGAGTAAAAGCCGCATCAGTTTTAATGTTGACTGTATTTGCAAAAACATATGATGCATCGGCAATAATATTTGCTGAATTAGCTTTGTCAAATGCACTTTGCGCTAAAACATTGGCGGAGTTTGCTTTTGTAAATGCAGTTTCACCCGTAGTGTTGGCAGTATTTGCTTTTGCAAACGCAGCTTCAGCAGTTATATTGGCAGTATTCGCTTTATCAAAAGCTGCTTGTGCAAGGACATTGGCGGCATTAGCCTTAGTAAAAGCTGCATCGGTTTTAATATTTACAGTATTACTAAATGCAAAGGCCGCATCTGTTTTGATATTAACTGTATTGGCAAAGGCAAAGGCGGCATCAGTTTTAATATTAACTGTATTGGCAAAAGAAAAAGCAGCATCTGTTTTTATGTTGATTGTGTTAGCAAAAGAAAATGCTGAATCTACTTTAATGTTAGCAGTATTTGCTTGATTGAAAGCCGCTTGAGCGAGAACATTGGATGAATTTGCTTTTGCAAATCCGGCTTCGGCAGTTACATTTGCAGTATTTGCTAAATTAAATGCGGCTTGAGTAAATGCAAGATTAGCAGATAACGCACTTTCTCTTGCTAATGGAAAACCACCTGCTGTTGAACCATCGTGAACAACAATAGTTTCTTTATCGGTATCAACAGTAATCTCGGCTACCGCACCTGTAAATGCGTTAGTCTGTGATGTATTACCTCGTCTTAATTGAACTTGTGTCGCCATAGTGTTTATTTATAGTGTTCCGTAATCGTATATTACATTGGTATCTTCATAAACAAAACCGTAGTCAGCAGTAGTAAAAGTATAACCTGCAGGCACACTTACAATAACTTTTTTTGCAACCACATTAGAGGAAACTGAAATACCTGATTCACCAACTATCTGAAAAGAATCATTTGAGCTGGTTGCAAGAATTGTTCCTACATTGGCAACAATTTGGCCAAAACCATTTGCTGAACTACCGCCACCACCAGATATTGCAGTATTTGTAATTGAACTTATGCGACCATTGGCAGTTAATGTAATAACCGGTACATGGGTTGCATTACCATAGACACCAGCGGTAGTTGTTATCGATGTTACATCTGTATTCGCCTTATCAAAGGCGGCTTGTGCAAGAACATTAGCAGAGTTTGCTTGAGCAAAAGCTGCATTAGCAATAGTTCTTGCTACTGTATCTGGTGCCGAAGTAGGATTTAATAAATCTGTACCAACTCCTGCTGCGGCACTATTTGCTATGTCAATAAAGACACCACGAACACTACCACCAGTTTCAAAAATTCTTAATTTATTTTGATAAACATCAATTGTTATACCAGCTGCCAAAGAAGTATTGGTTACTGGTCTGTCTAAGAATATTTCACCACCTTCATCACCACCTTGATTTAATGCTCTAAGTGTTCCTGAAACATTTAAATTGGTATTTGATAATGCACTATTTGCTTTATTAAATGCCGCTTGTGCTAAAATATTGGCTGAATTTGCTTGTGTAAAAGCTTGATTTGCAAATGATATGACTTCAATACCACCATCATATATTGCATCAGCATAAACATTACCTTTAACGCCTAAACCGCCATTTGAAATAATGGCGCCAGTTGAATTTGATATTGAGGTTGTGGTACTGTTAGCAACAAATATATTAGAATATATTACATTTGCACCAGAAATAATACCACCAGAACCACCACCAGTAATTATTGATGATGTATTAATGTTGGTTACATTGAGAGTGGCAATTGCCTTATTGAATGTAAATGCAGAATTGCCACCAAAAGATCCAGAATCGTTAAACTGAACCTCTTGATTAAGACCGCTTGGTTGCGTTGTTCTAATTGAACCAAGGGTATTTGATGTAGTTTTATAGTATAGAATACCATCGGCGTAGTTAAGTGCTAACTCGCCGTTTGCAAGAACTCCAAGAGAAGGTGTATTGCCAGTCCCAGCAGATTGGCGAATTGCAATTACTGTGTTTGGCATTTAGAAAGTTCCGCCACTCGATTCTACTTTTATATTTTTTTCAGTATTATTTAATGGTAAACTTTCGGTTTTTAATACCTCTTCTTTGGTAACTTGTTCAACAATTTCAATGCCTAATTTTTTCTTTGCGGTCTTTGGCAACATTTCTTCCAACTGTTTAGTGTATTCTGTTTCTTTTTTCAGTTCATTCTGAAAATTTACAGTTGTTTCTTTTAGTTGATTCTGTAAATTTTCAATTGTTTCTTTATATCCAGAAATTTCTCGCATTTGAGTATTTACTGCGGTCTGTAATCTAAACCTATCAGTATCAATTTTGTCTACATTTTCAACAATTGATTTTTTACTTTCTAACTGATTTGTTAAGTTAACATTATCATCTTTTAACCTAACAATTTCTACTTTTAATTCTTCAAATTGTTCTGCACTTTTTTGAAGTTCAGGTATAATTTTTAAATGTTCTTCTAATCCACGAATTTGTGCTTGAAACAATAAATTTTGTTTTACAACCGAAACAAAGTTTTCAATTACTGTTTCGTTGTAATGCGTTAAAAATTTTACATCTGCCATAATAAAATCCTTTCATAATTTTAGAAGAAGCCGCCATTCAAGTGTGCAAATGTTGGAACACCCGAAGCATTAATTTGTAAAACATGACCTTCAGTAGAAGATGCAACTGTGGTTACCGCAGAAGTACCTTGACCCATTAAAATAGCATTTGTTGTAAATGAGGTATTTCCAGTACCACCTCTTGCAACAGGTAATGTACCAGTTGTAATAATTGCAGCACTTAAATTACCAATTGCAGTATTTGAAACTGAACTTACACGGCCATAGTCATCAGTAGTAATTCTTGGAATAAAGTTTTCTGCACCAAAAGTTCCTGCGGTGCCAGTATTAGCTAAAGATACAAACTTAGAACCATCAAATTGTAATGCGGCACCTGTTGTATAACCACCGTTATTATTTGTACCTCCACGAGCAATTGCGATATTACCTGATGTAATTTGTGAAGCATCAATTGCAATAGCAGTATTTGTTACAGACGAAACTCGACCATATGCATCTGTGGTGATAACTGGAACATGTGATGCATTAGCGTATGTGCCTGCACTACCTGTATTTGCAATTGAAGCAAGTGATGTTCCGTTAAAGAATACTAAGTTGCCGGTATTAAATGATGTAGCATTTGTACCACCATCAGCGATTGCAATTGCAGCAGTAAGACCCGAAACTGTACCACCAGTAATATTGGCTTGTAAAGTTGCAGTAGAAAACGCATTGGTGTTAACAGTATTACTAGCAGATGGTTTTGCTGTACCACCAGTTAAAAGTTTGTATTTACCGGCATCATCTGCATCACGGAACAAAGTGGTGTATTTTGTTGTTCCATCATTATATTGGCCAAAGAAACCAATGTCTAATGCATCAGCTGCGTTATTTGCGGCCAATTCAATGAGAGAATCTTCAACAACAAGTGTTTCAACATCTTGTGTAATTGTGTTACCAGAAACAACTAGATTGCCTGAAATTGCCAAATCA